GTTGTGTGTATGTAGGTTGTATCTTTGTGTATTAAATTACTGCCATCTGCAATACCTTTGCTTTCAAAGAAACGTTTGTAAATAAAGTGTTCTTTTGTTGCAGGGTTTAAAACTAATATAACTCTGTTTTGTATTCCTTTGGCACGTATTGAAAAATCTATTTTATCGAAAGTATCTTCATCGTTTAATTCTTCTGCTTCATCTAATACCCAAGTAGTAACTCCAGCTAAAGATTTTAAATTTGCAGTTTGAGTACCGCTACTTGTTTTAATACCTTTAAATAAAATTTTGCTACCTGTTTTAAGGTTTACTATTTCATCTTTAGTAATATAAAAATCGTGAGTTAAATCAGCTGTTTCAATTTTATCGATAAATTCAGGTATAATAGAAACGTGTGCAGAAGTTAAAGTATAACGTGTAAATAGTATTACGTGTCCAACCTCGTAAGTAAGTAGCATTAAAAACGAATTAAGGGAGTAGGATTTACCGGAACCTCTACCCCCTGTAATTACAAAGTACCTACTATCAGCCCCGAGTAAGTTATACTTCTGATTTAGATTTATCATTAATCTTAAAAATATCCTTAATGTTAAAATCGTTTATGTTATGCGTTGTTTCTACTGTTTCTTTTGGTTTGCCAAATATATGCTCTGCAATAAATATCTGACCTCTTTGGCTATCCATTAAAGTATTCTTAACAAATGTAATTTTAGCTTCATCATCTGTATCAGCATTGTATAATTGCTTAAGTGCGTTTACAAATAAAGTATTTACTTTTTGTTCTTCTACTTTAGGTGGCCTACCTTTTCCTAATTTATTTCCTTTTTCAAATCCCATAGTTAAAAGTTATGTTTAAACGTTAAACGATAGTTGCATCATATACTTGCTGTAATTCTCTTATCATATCTCGCCAACAGCTGCCACAATTACTACCTTGAAAGTTAATATTAAATACTTCTTTGTAAATAGCTTTTAACTTCTCTTGTGTTTTAATAGATAATTGCTCTGGTTGGTTTGGTAAGAAGTCTTTTAAAAACGCTATGCTATCTTCTGACAAACAATTTAGCGTTTTGTTTTCTGTGCTTCTATAACTCCATAATTTATTAAGAGCTTCTTTTCTGTCATCACAACCACAATCTACACCTGTTACTTCGCTAATCTTATCTACTACTGCTTTAATTCCTGTAGCTGTGGTGATTTGTTCTATTGTATCACCTAAACCTTTTGCTTTTCTACCTCTTGCCATATTGTTTAATTATTTTTTTATAATAAAGTTTATCCTGTTTTGTTATTTCGTAATTACCTGCTCTGCTTTTATGTAATGCGTTTGATACCATAAATATTATATCTGCATTTGTTTCTTTTGGTGTTTCTGTTATTTCAAATTTACTCAAGGTATTAAAATCTATTTCGTTATAGTATTCTATCCAATTATAAATGTATTCTAATGCAGTCATATTATTTTAAATTATTATAATCTTCTTGGAATAACTCCCTTAACTTTTTTTTGTGTCCTTTTAGCGAATGGAATATAGATACAAAACTTATACCTGTTTCTTTTGCTAATTTTCTTATTGATAAATCACTATCCCTATAAATGGTAAATAGTTTTTTATCGTACATATCCCAACTGTTTACTTCTGCTTCGCATTTAGTTCTAAAGTTATACCATTCAATCTCGTACTGCTCATCGAAATCAGTTTCTTGTGCTTGGTCTACAAAATCTACAATTACAAATTTATTATAAAAGTGCTTTATAAATACACTACGAATTACAATAAAAATATAACCTTTGTTTAGGTTACCATCTGTAAAACATTTTTCCTCACTTGAGTATAGGTGCAACTTAATATAAGTTTCTTGCACTATATCTTCATAGTTTACTTTATCAAATATTTTAGCATATTCGATTAATTGCTTATGGTGTTTATATAACTTTTCTAACATTAATACAAATGTTACAAAAACATTTTATATTATTAAAACATCATTGTAACATATTTGTATAAAGTTATTAACTTTCTTCTTCTGCTTCTGCAAATTGTTCTAAACAAGCACTACATAAATCACTCCAAACGTAATGCCTTTCAGCACCACAACAATAACTGTATTCTGTCATATCTTATTTATTAAATGTTTCGTTGTAGTATTGTTCTGCTAACTCTTTAATTCTTAATAATGATACTCTAAAATCAGCACCTTTTGCGGTTCTAATACTACCATTCAAATCAGCATCAATAATCTGTTCCTTTTCCATTTCTTTGGCTTGATTAAATTTATTTAAAAAATCACTTGGTATAATATGTTTTATTTCTTCTTCTAACCATTCTACCGCTGTTTGTTTCATATCTAATTATTTAGTTCGTTTATAATTTTTAAATCTTCTTGTATATCTTGAAGCATTGTAATTGCATCTTGCCAATCTTTATTTATTATAGCATCTATAACTATATCAATATCGTTTACTATAACTTCTATATTCATAACTATAATATAAAAAATAATACTGTAAAAAATACTGCCCAATAACCAAGTGCTAATAAATAATCTGATAATTTTAATTTAGTTTCCATAATGTTTTGTTTTAATTGTTAATAATTATTTGACAAATATATAAATACTTTTTTAATAAAAAAACTTTTTACTACTTTTTTTTTATTTTATGTAACTATCAAACATTTTAGGGTTAATTTCTCGTAAGTTAAACCAATCTTCCTCTGTGTAATCTGTTAGCATTCTATCCCAATATTTTTTACCTCTTAATATTTTATTTGCTTTTAGGTAATCAGCTACCTGTAAATTGTTCATCGGTCTAATTACTTTTGGCTTTTTAGGTGTTATTACTTTATCTTTTATAACTTCTTCTATTTGCTTAAATGTTTTTTCTCTATACCATTGGCTTCTGTAATCATCTGAAGCTTGTTTAATGTGTTCATAGTATTTATCTATATATTGTTTATCTTGTTCGTTAAACGCTTTAACAATTAATTGAGTAGCTTTATCTAATTTATAGTTTTTTAACTTTTTAATGTAATTGTAGATATTTGTTCTGTGGCAGTTTATATCAGCACATAGTAATTTAAGTAACTCCGATTGTTTTATATGTTTTAAGTTGTTGTATTGTTGTTCTACGTATAATGCTTTTAAAACTACTGTAGGCACTTTTCTGGTTTGTATTGTTAAATCTATCCCTAAATTTTCTTTTATTTCTTGAATGGTCATATTATTGGTTTTTAATTAATTCTTTTGTTTTTAGTTTGTATATTGCTATTAGTTCTTTTACCTCATCTATTGAATAAAGTGCTGGTATATTTTTTGCGTGTTTTAATTCGTTAAAGCGTTCTAAACCAATTCTATTAGGTAACCGCCAAGCATACTCTATTAAATTACCGTGTAATTCTTTGTTACATCTTATACAGCTGCTGTGTACATTATCTTCATTAAAGCGTAAGTTTGGACTTGAACCTACCGAATAAAAATGTGAAGCGTTTACATCATTATCTTTTAAAAACTTTTCACAACTTATACAGCGTTTACCTTTATCTCTTGTGCGAATATACGTATTAAAAACCTTTTGGCAAATATTTAAGTAGTCTGATTTTGTCATTAACTTTTCCTTAAGTACTTTCTTTTCTTTTTTCCAAGCGTTTGCGTTTTTTGTTTTCATATAATCAATTGCACATTTTGGACTGCAGCATATTTGAGTATTATTTTGCGGTGTAAATTTATCTTTACAGCTTACGCATTTTCTTTGATATACTTTTTGCATTAAAATAGTTTTGTTTGGTTAGTATGGTTTTTAATACGCTCTATTGCTTTATCGTAATACTCTTTATCTAATTCACAAGCTGTTAATTCAAATTTATAATCGTGACAAGCTATTGCAATACTGCCGCTACCTAAATGTGTATCTAATATTTTATCGTTTTCTTTTGCGTATTTATTTAATATCCATTTGTATAAACATATAGGTTTCTGTGTTGGATGTATAGTTCCACCTTCTCTTGATAAAACTAAAGGATTTTTTGTATATTCTCTTAATGCTCTTTCAAAAGAAGTAAAAGCTAATTCTGCATCACTTGAACTAAAATTGCCTCTGTCTTTTCTCCATACTATCCAACCCATTGAAGGTGGTAAATATTCAGTCATATAATTTGCGCCCCATACTATTTGATTTTTACTAACTCTAAATAATTCATCAAAATATTCTTTTTGTGGTGTACATTTATCCCATCCTTTAAAAACGTGTGCTTTTCTACCACCGTGACTTCCACTTGTTTTATTAGCACCATCATAACCAATACCATAAGGTGGGTCTACAATAGC